CAGGCCATCAAGTAATGCCCTAAGCATTGTTTGATCTAATTCCAATAATTGCTGTGGCGCGACTCCCAATCTAATGCTTAGCCTAGCAATCAGATAGGTGAATGGAAGGTCGCGCTTTACAACAAAGGGTTTGAATCTTCTACCTCAACACTTTTAAGAGTGCCAATAAAAGTTTCAAGCCTTGCATCTACTGCTTCACCACTGCGTTTAGTAATTTCATGAGCCAAAAAATAAACCATACTTTGCATTTCTTCTTCACGAAACGCTTTATGGAAGCCCTTTTTGTAGTGTTGTTCAAATTGATATTCCAAAAGAGGAGTTATCTCTCCGACCAACTCTTTTCCATCGTTGAATGTGATTTTCAATTGTGCCATGATTTGCCCCTTTGATTAGTTGTTAGAATGAACCAGTTGTTGTAACTGTAATTGCACCAGACACCTGAAAAGTTAAACTCTGCATTCCTAGATCGCCTACGCCGCCTGAACCAATCGGAGTAATCGCATCTACAAGCATAAGCCCACTGTAAAATGGATTTGCAGCAGAGCCTACAGAAGCTGAATCTAGTGCGCACTTGAAATAAGCGTTTGTAGCAAACAATGTGTTCATTGTCTGTAGAACTGCTGATGCAGCATCGTCATTGATAAGTTCCACAGTAATCGAATTATTTTGAAGCCCCGCCACTTGGCGTCTTCCTGTATCACCCATAGATGTGACATCCAAAGATTCAACTGAACGATTTAATGTAAAGCTAGTGACATAGGTACTGAGATCGATTGAAGCAGGACTCGTTGTGCCTACCTTGAAACCGACCTTATTGGTTAAGCCTTGAGCCATGATTATTCCTCATCTTTCTTAGTAACTGGTTTTGGTGCTGTTGCAGCTTGACCGATTCGCACGAGCCAATCTGCGTTTGCCTTGTCGTTATCGGACATAATTTAACTCCAACTTGTTAGTATTGATACGGACATCTCGCAACTCAAAAGTGTGCCTGATGGAGCTTCGAGAACGCTTGGTGCGCTGACTGCGCCTACATTATAGACCAATGAAGTCGCTGCAAGTTGTGCGAACACACTTACAACTGCATCTTCAATGCCATTAAGATTCCCCTCGTTGTCAAAAAGAGGAACAGTGATAAGTAGCTTAAAGTTTGCCAATGGGCTAATAGTGCTACGACTATTATTGTTTGGAGTAAGGTACGGATTATCTGGACTTACAATGACTGAATTGGCAAGAATTGTTGCTGGTGGGTAAGCAAATGTTTGCCATTTGGCGTTATTAACTAACGCTGTGGCAAGTGTGGTTCTAAGTGTAGTGATAGCAACTGTCATGGCCTACCCAACCATTGAACGCGGATCGAGTGTATGTGCGAGTAAACCTCGTACCCTTGCAAGAAGTCCTGAACCCATCTTCCAAGGTGAGGGCTGGAAATCAACAGCAACGCCGCCTGAACTTGTGGTTTGACGGGCTTGCCAGATATCAACAGCGATCATTAAAGCTGCTTCTTGTACGGCTGAATCTGCTGTCCAATCGACATTGGATGTGCCAGCAACTTTTCCAAAAGGAACAGCGGCATGCTTGACAGTAGCAGTAGGTAAGCCAGTAACTGCAAAGGTAATTGAATCTTCTCCGACAGCTGTCAGAGTTTTTGAACCATTAAAAGGGCTGCCATTTTGACTTATAGTAACAACTTGACCTACATAAAAAACATTTGTTATGTCAAAATCAAAATATAAAGTGCCTTCAGTTGTTGTGTTGCTATGAGCTGAATTAAATTCATAATTTGCCCATAACATAGGAAGGATTACATCATCTGCTGCATCACATGTTGTTTGTAATGTGGCTGACGAATACAGACTGCCAACGCCAAGTGCGGCGCGTAATTCGGCTTCTGTGCAAAGTGACATTTCAATCCTTTCTAAAGACTCTGAGGGTCAGAGGGCTACTGACCCTCAGAGCGACTTAGTTTCTAACTTATTAAGTTAGGTTGTAGCGGCGTACGCCCTTGCCATTACCGCAATACAATGCGAGATAGCCGTACAGCATAATTTGAATCTGACCTGTACCTAGCAAATTAACGCGAAGTTCAGTTTGTGGGGATTCCCATGTATAGACAGATTGTGGAGCAACTAGGAAAGCAGATTCATCAACAACGCCGCTTACTGTGATGTTGTGATCAACAATAAGTGAAGTGCCAAGAACATTACCTACAACTGCTGTAGGTACTGTTGCACCTGAAGCATTCTGTGTCTGACCTTGTGCTGAATATAGAGGTCGTGAAGAACCATCCACATAGCCGTTAATTGCTGCCCACTGATCTGTGGAAGCAATTAGCTTGTTAGCAAATGAGCCACCAGTACCCTTATAGGCTGCTGCTGATTCAACTGCAATAAATGATTGAAGTCCTGCTGCTGTTGCAGCTGTTGAAGTAGCTTGTGTTCCTGCTGAAGTAAATTTGGCGATAAGTGCAGCATCTGTTGCCTTTTCGTACGCTTTTCTCAACTCAGCCATAAGCAAATCTAGGAACGCAGGTTGTGATCTGTCAATGAGCTCAAAACTCACTTCATTTAGGCCTGCGAACTTGTCAATATTTATTGTGTCGCTGACGGAGGTCATTCCTGTTTCTGATGGAGCTGAACCTTCGTTTGTGTCTGCAACTGTTGGAGCTACATCTGCTGTTGAGGCGTTAGTAAATAAGCGCGGGATTGTGAAAGACATTCCAGTAATTCCTGCAAGTGATCCGCGTGTAACGGCTTCAAATGCTGGACGGCCTGTGAATGTATCTGTCAAGAATGTGTTGAGGTGTGGTGCAAGTGTTAGACCAGTGTTTGTTGATGTTGAATCGTCAGCTGCCAAAACTTTACGGCGAGCTTCTGTATCGCCAAGTGCTGCGCGGATACTTGCATCTAGGTACTGTCCTGATGTGATTGGTGCAACGCGCTCGCGCACATTGGTTATGCTAACAGTTGGGCGAGCAGCTTCGACAGCCGTTGCCTCAACTTCTGGTGCTGCGACATCGGGAGTATTTTCCACGACTGCCTCGCTTTCTGTTGGTGGGTTTTCTTCTTCTACAACTGGGGTTTCCTCAGCTGCAATATCAGTGACTTGTGCTGATTTGAAAGCTGCCTCTGTAACAAGGCTGACTTCAAACAAGCGAGCAGCGGAGACATGCATCACGCCGCCCTTTTGTTTTGATGTAATAACTTCAACTCCAACACTCAAACCTGATTGCAAACCTTCTTCAGCCAGAATTAAAGCCTCTGTACCCCGTTGGGAACGACTGATAGAAAACGATGCATAAATCCCATCGCCTGCTTGCTCAATGAAAGCTGTTGCTTTTCCAAGAGGTTTTCTTGAATCGTGTTGATTGAGTAACTTAATAGTTTTAGGATCATCTGGAAGTGCAATTGAGCCTTTCTCAAATACAACTTTACCAGCTGAGGTGTTACCGACTTCGCCTGTTCCTTGTGGGACTATCTTGCCTGAGATGGTGCGTTCCTCTAGGTTCGCTGTTAGCTCTGACGAGAAAGTTAGGATATTTGTCATTGGATACCATTACTTCCGTTAGGTGTTAAATCTTCCATCTCCATCGCTTGCTCAACAGTAATCAAGCCAAGTGCCAGCATTTTTTCAATAACTAGCAATCGCTGCATTGGTTCTGTTTTAAGGAAGGAAGAATCTACATCGAATCGAACAGCATTTCCTGCTGCTGTTATGTCATTCATAGAAAGACGATCCTCTATTGCACATACATAAGGAGCTAGTGATAGAGAATAAAATTGTTTTCTTTCGTCCAAAACATTTGCATAAGTCATGGAATTGTTGGCTTCAGCCGATAGCATGTAAGCAGGAATTGAGCACAATCTGGCAATTTCAGTTGCTAAAAATTGTTGTGCTTCATCATACATCATGTCTTTAGGTGAAAACGATGCAACATTGTAACTAAGAGTAGAAGTTAAATAAGCAGTTGATCTATTCAATCTGCTTTGTCGCCAAGAAGCAAGCAATCCTTGAACTTCTTTTGGATCAAGGTCAGCACCCGAATTGGAGATGTAACCAGTAGGCATTGGAGTTGCAGCTGCAATAACTGCTGCTTTACGCAAATCAATTGCTGCTTGTATAGTTTCTGATCCGCGTTCGAGAATGCCTTCATCAAATGCTTGGAATGTAATTAAACTTCCAAGACCTGACATTGGTACAGCTTTAGCATCAATGTAATACTGTGTAACATTTGTGTTAGTTAAATCTGTGCTAAAAGTTACCTTGACATTTGGAATCCATTGGAATCTAGCAGGGCGACCCCCCTCGGCATAAACTTCTGTTACCTGCCAGTAACTTACCCCATACATGAGCAATGAATCGACTGTCCATGCCATCGTAATAGATCGTGGTTGATTAAGTGCAGGTTGATTGCACCAAACTGGATTGCCTAATTCTTCTCCCGTAGAAACGCGATAAAGATTGAGAGGCAGACCGCCAATGACACCGCTTAAAAGGTTTCTGCATCTAGCTACGGAAGGGACGGACATGGCAGCGTTGCGAGATACACGCGGCAGAATCATATTTACTATGGAGTTAAGATTTTCCCCCATAATAGTAGGGGCATACTGTGCTTCGACAGTCGGCTTCTTTTGAGGTGACACTGTGCGCGAAAATATACCCATAGACACAGAGTATAGCATTTGTCAAGTAATTAGACAACACGCCACGAACTGTCTAAACAATGATTTGGGGTTTAGGTGTTGGAAGCATCAACTTGCTTACAACCATTGCAAGTCCAATACATGCGCTGATATCGCCTGCTGATTTACGCTTTACGATTCTCCAAGCTGAATCCGAGACTTTCGCGCTGCAATTATTCATTTGATCTATGAGAGTTTGTTGCCCATTATGAACCACTAAATGAGAGACAAGGCCATTAAGCAAATCTCCACAGGCTTGATAGAACTGCTGACCTGAGACATCGGCACAAACAACACCACTTTGAGTCAAGCGATCTGCAATGGATTGAGTTGCATACCGATCAAAGCAAACAAGCCTTGGTCTATACAAATCGCACCATGCCTTTATACCAGCGGCCACTTGTAAATCGCCCACAGCTACCTGAGATGTCCATTGCTCCAAAATACCAACGCCAATGCGACCATCTGGCATAAGTTGTCCAGCAACAAGGCTTGCAGTGCGTCTGCTCGGAGAAACATCAAAACCAAATACTGTGTATGCACCGACAGTCAATTCTA